ATCCAGCTGGGACAGCAACGCCGCCGATGGTGTTTTGAGTAGCGATTGGAATATCACCACTCACAAGGGCTGTAGCAGAAACGATGTGTCCGTGCTCGTCAAAAGTAATGCCGCTGACACTGCCGCCAGTAATGTTGTTGGCATGATCTACAGCGCCAAGTGCCGTAACAGTCAACCCGCTATTGGCTGGAATACTGACAGCGCCAATAGTTGATTCAGTTGCTACGGGAAGATCAGAAGCCGTTAAAGCAACGGTGCCGGTGATGTGACCTTCAGCATCAAAAGTAATTCCGCTACGCGAGCCAGCAGTGACGCTATTGGTATGACCAATGCTGCCTGTGGTTTGATCTAAACCGCGATCAGTGACCGTGGCGAGTTTTGTAGCCGCGACCGAAGCAACGGTTAATTTTGCACCGTCAATACCAGTGGCAAGTTTTGCGTTGGTTACAGAACTATCAAGAATTGCCGCAGTGACAACGGCATCATCTGCAATTTTGTCTGCTGTTACAGCATCGGCGGCAATCTTAGAAGTAGTGACGGCATTTTCAGCTAACTCGCTTGTGCTGACTGCACTAGCTGCGATCTGAGTTGTCGTTACAGAGTTTGCAACTAGCTTTCCGCCATCAATACCTGTAGCCAGCTTGGCATTAGTAACAGTGCCATCAGAAATCTTGGCACCGTCAATACCTGTAGCTAGCTTGACATCAGTGATTGCTCCATCTGCGATCTTGTCTGTTGTTACAGCATCAGCAGCGATTTTGGCAGAGGTAACAGCGTTGTCGGCCAGTTCACTTGTTGTGATTGCGCTTGCGCCAATCTGAGTCGCAGTAACAGAATCAGCAGTCAGCTTTGCACCATCAATGCCTGTGGCTAACTTGGCATTAGTAACAGTGCCATCAGAAATCTTGGTGCCATCAATGCCTGTAGCTAGCTTGGCATCAGTAACAGTTCCATTGGAAATCTTGGCGCCATCAATACCTGTAGCCAGCTTGGCATCGGTGACAGTGCCATCGGAAATTTTGGTGCCATCAATACCTGTAGCTAGTTTGGCATCAGTGATTGCTCCATCTACAATCTTGCTTGTTGTTACAGCATCAGTAACAATTTTGGCAGAGGTAACAGCGTTATCGGCTAATTCACTTGACGTTATTGCGCTGGCACCAATTTGAGTTGCGGTAACAGAATCAGCAGTTAGCTTCGCGCCATCAATACCGCTGGCAATCTTTACGTTTGTGACCGCTCCGTCAGCAATAGCGGCAGTGGTGACTGCATTACTCGCTAGTTCAGACGCGGTAATCGCGCCGGTTGCGATCTGAGCTGCGGTAACCGTGTCAGCGCTTAACTTTGAGCCATCAATACCACCAGCTGCCAGCTTGATGCCTGTAATGGCACCGTCAGCCAATGCGTCTGTCCCAACTGAGCCATCAGCCAGTTCGGTTGCCGTAATGGCGTTCGCTGCAATCTGAGTGGTAGTGACGCTGTCGTTAACCAGCTTCGCACCAGGGATGACAGCGTTGTCAATGAGAGTTGAAACGCCTTGCTGAACTGCCCCCTTTAACGTCAGGCGCTTGGTTTCAGAGGAACTGTAGTCCGCGATTGCCAAGTCATCTGCGGCTTCTGCGTCTGTCGCCAACAGAGCAGGCAGTTCACTAATGCGGAGGTCGGCCACTACTAGATCACGGACATTGCTAGCACCAGTTTAGGGCTTAGTCCTGTTGTTCGATCTCGATAAAGCCAGACTGGTTCGCTTCCAAGCGGATCAAGTCAGCGTCTTCCTGCAGCAGGTAGTTAGAAATGTACCGGGTGCGTAGCTTGATTTCGCCTGTAGTCACAAAATCAATAGTGCTTTCAATTGGCTCTGTGGCATCAAAAGCAATACCGACGTTTGTAATTCTGGCATCAAATTCGTACCAGATTTCATCCTCAACGTCTTGAACTGTGCCATAGGGTTTTGGTCCACGACTAACCAATATCAATTTTGCAAAAAACTCGCTCCCAAGTCTTGTACGCAAAAGCAGCTGATGAACATAAAGTGGCATCTCTAGCGTGCCAGCACTTGCGCCGGTTGTAAGCGGATCAAGGGAGCGGCGCTCGTAATCGAAGAAACAAGTGATTCGCCCCGATCCACTAATTAAGCCACTGTACTGACGGCGGAACTCGTCAGACAAGTTAGTGGTGTCGATAGCATCGCGTTCGGTGTTCAGCTCATAGCTTTTAACTTGACCCAAAATGCGCTCGCTGTTGTTACGAACGCGGACGCGAATGGGCACAGTGCGCCCTGCATCGGCAAGGTTAATTCGACCAGCAACTTCACCAGCAATAGCCTCGTCAAATGTTCGATACAGGCGGATGGAACCTACTTCATCTACAGAAATGTAAAAAATTCCATCTTTGTATACGGCGTTTGTCGGCCATCCGTCGGCGCTGACGAAGCTCAATAATGAGCCGTCGGTCGTTGACATTTCGATCTGGTCGCCAGTAATCAACATCCCCGAGGGGAAGTCAAAACTAAACCGATCCCTGGCGACGTTAACGTCAGACTGCTTTACTTCGCCGACAAATTCCTCGTCAAGTTGCGAGCGCCGCAGTTCAACTTGCCCGTATTGCCCTAAAAGGACTGCCATATCACAAATTGATGCTGCTATAGTCGCCGGTCATCGTAAAGCTGACATCCGCCGACATCACTTCGCCAGTGTTGCAAGTGATCGACACGCTGTTCACATAAGCCTCAAAAGTCAGGCTCTTTGTACCCCAAACCAGATTAAGCGCCGCAGATGTCGGCTCACCAGTGTCAATGCAGTTGTCCAGCAAAGTACGAAGGCTGGCGTTGTCGTCGTGGTAAAAAATACTGGCGCTACCAGTGGCGGACTTGAGCCCAGGCACATATTCGCGGGCAATTTGACCGAGATTGGTAGTCTCAAGCGTGTCCAGGTTTGATTGGATACTCCAACTACGCACGCGGGCAACAGCTCCCCCCGCCCACTGCATACTGCCGTCCTTGCCGCTAAAAACTGCCATGACCGTGTAGCCGGATGTGTACCCCTATTCTAAGCACCATCCATAATCCCGATAAATCTGCATCGCACAGTGCTTCGTCCCGGCAAAACACTGGTCACTGATGGTGGTTCGGCATAACGCCAGCGCAGACCAGAGCCTCCGGCTTCACTGATGTAACCAGCCAAACTGCCGCTAATCCCGGATGTACCGCTCGCCGTGCTGAAAGTCACCGAGTCCCAAGTCCTATTGACGGCTTCGTAGTTAGCCAAAATCAGAGCGGCAGCGGCATCGGTAATGTTCTGGAACTCCAGGTCCAGTTCGGAATCAACGCGGCGGCTGCCAAACCGCACCACAGTCAATGCACCGTTTTGGGCGCGGAACTCCGTTTGAGGGAAATTACCAGGTGAGTAGCTGCGCGAGCTGGGGCTAATACTGGGAAACGCAACTGGCATCAGCTCACCTCCGTTACAAACATGCTGTCATCCCAATCTAGGGTTGCCAAACTTCCTGCACTGGTAAGCGGTACATAACTGGCGGCAACTTCAACTAACCCATCTTCGCCATAGCTAAGAGTTTCAACCTTGTATACACGATTAACGGTCGTGGAATTATTGATGCTAAATACAGTGTTGAACAATGACGTTTGTGCTGTGCGTCCATTTGTAGCCTGCAGAGTCGTGCTCTGAACACCAACTGTTCCAGGTTGCCAATACAGGATTGGATACGAGCCGCTTAATACATCGGTGCTTTGGATGGCACCGTCAGATCCGACACTGCCATTGTTAAATCGACTGGTGTGCGTTACTTCCGACACCAAGCGGAAATACTCACCCGGCGCAAGATTCATCGCCGCCTGCGGAGTGGTTTCAAAAGAGACGCTGTGGTCTATAAGTTGCCGCAGCTTCAGCGCATACCGCGCAAAAGTGTAAGCGTGTTGCTGCGTAGTGCACCAGCCGCTCATGTCAAAAGTTTCTTCTGGGTCGCCTTCCTTGCCCCCTTCAGAATCAGCTAGGCGAACGCTTAGCACCTTCGTTTCTGGGAAGCCGTTGTCTTTGTCTTGTCGCCACAAGCAGGTTGCCTTAAATAGGCGGCGCTCTTCAGGGCTAAGCCATGAAACCTTCATGTTTCGGATGTTGCCATCAGTGAATAACGCTTTGATCTCTGGGCGACCTGCGTAATTGATTGTGAAATTATTGTTGTATGGGACTGAAGGCACCAAGCTGAAGCGCCCGCCAAGGATCGTAAAATCCAACATGCAGTAGCCAGCTTGTTCAAAAATCCATTCCCGAAGGTTGACACGCTCGCTAATAGTTCCATCCCAAGTGAACCCGTTTGCCTCACAAAAACGTGCTGCGACAACCATGCGGTCACGGTCAACTTGTCCAGTCCCAATAGAAATGCCAGCGCCAATGCTGGTGTCAGTGAGCAGTGCGTAAGCGATTTCTGGGACCAAGTTGGTTGCGCTAGAACCGCTTGTTGTCAGGCGCTCGAC